GCGGAGTAGGGGTTTCTCCACCAGCCGATAGCGACTGCCTTAGCATTGGTTGTCTTAGTGGTATTCTACTTGGGGGGACGTATCTAGCCCGACGCGGAATTAACGTCGGCTCTACTATATTCGGAGGGGCTGCACCTGCTGGTAATGGGATATAATTTATAGGATGAGGCTGCGGTACTGGGGTTGCCATCCTCATAGGCGTAGGTGTTGGCATAGGTGGCTGCATTGTTAAAAACCTACGGCCAGATGCAGGATTTAACTCCGGAGGAATAGACCCAAGCGCCCCTCTAAGCGCCCCTCCTTGACCCAAGCCACGTAAAACCTGCGCTCCCACGCTCTGATTATCTCTGAATGTCTGCGGAATTCTTCCCCACGGTATCTGCGGGAAATTCCGTATCTTATCTCTTATAGCCGAGTATCCCGCAGGAATCGCCTCAGATAAAAATGAACCCATTGGTTCTTGCTGCATTACCATAATATTTTCTCCTATGCCCAGTCTATAAATCCTGTGTCATCAACTCTATTCCCGCTTGCATCAACGTAATATGTTTCCGTACCGCCGGGTCCTGCCGTAGTTCGGAGGCTCCACCCGGCCTGTCTTGCGTTTTCTGCTAGTAAATTGTCCACAGTTACCTGATCTGGAAAGTTCTTAGGAAGACTATCGACGTACTCCTCGGACCAATTCCCAGTCCCTGTCTGCTTTCCGAGCGCCTCTTCTGCTGTAACTTCTAGCCCCGTGCCTCCGTAGTCGTTAACTACGTTCTGGAAACCTTGGCCGACGCCTCCGGTAGAACCAGTAGTCCCGCCGTACGTAGGCTGGAACATAGACATCCCTTCATATGCAGCCTCTGTTCCTTCCGGCACTGCGTATCCCCCAAAGCCTCCTTGCGGAAGTCTTCCAGCAAGCCATCCAAGGTATTGCTCATCTGCAATTCTTGGATCGCGTAGCTGTTGCTGTTCAAATAAGTTCCTCATTGCCTGCTCTCTTCCCGACATAAGTCTGCCGAGGAATCCTCTGCTTGGGCCTCCAAGTGCCGTTCTTGCCAGCACCCTAGACATTGGCCCTCCAAGGAACTGATTAAAACCAGACTGTGTAAGAGCCAGTTCCTGCTCTGGTGTCATTGTAGGGATCGCTCTAGAAGCGGAAACAAGCTGCCCCCATCTTTCCAGAGGATCAACGCCAGAGGTAGGAGATTCAAGGTACTGATAAAATGGCTGGTACCCTCCGGCTGCCTGTGCTTCAAGGTCGTCAAGCGGCGAAGACAGAAGGTACCGCCCAAAGGAGGGAGCATATCCCTGCATCGCTGCTTGCTGAAGTCTTTGATATGGTTCAGTAAAAGACGGACCGACCCCAAGCCCGGATAGTCTCTCAAGAACCCTGCTTTGATACTGCTCCTGCGGAGTAAGGGTTTCAAGAAGTTCGGGCATCTCATACGCCCCTGACTCCCACGTTCCTGTTGGAACAAAGTACTGATCTATCGGGACTTCTTGCGGCATTACCATGACTTATCCTCCTTGGATAAAGCTGTCCGGCTTCTCTGTCTTTTTGCCGGAGCCTTCTAGTGTTTCTTCGTAAAAATCAATGTACCCTCTTGCTGGCTGCTGGGGTCTTCTAACACCCTCATTTTCCCAGTATTGATGGGTATTATTTGAGGCGTTGAGCATAATGCCCCCTATCGATCCTCTACCCGTTCTTCCGTACATGAAGTCCACAAGGGCTTTCTCGTAGCCCCTATCAAGACGGAGAGAGTTGTTAACAAACATTCCGATAGCCTCTTTCTGGTTGCGAGAGAGATCGGAAAACTCATCTTCCTCATCCCAATCAAATGACATAAGATCGCCCTCTGCGTTCCCCAATCGATAGCCTACTTTAGATGCCTTACGAAACGCTTTATAGAGCCTTTGTACTTCGGGGTCATTTTCTTTTACAGGAATACCATACTTCCAGTAATGGTACTCAGAAATACCCGGATCGACGCCTTCTGCTGGGAATGGACTGGTTTCAGGATCGACACCGGAAATTGCGCTGGCAGGAACATCCTTTTTTAGTACAGCCATTATCCACATACCAAGAGCGTGGCTTTGTCCTCGCAGGACGGACTGTAATCTATTCGGCTGGGAGACGTCCGGCCCGAGCTTTTCTCTAGCCAGCGCCTCAAACATCTCCGAGCTACTTAGCGCGACATGGCTTGGGGTAGACTCGTCAAAAGTCCCGGACTGACCGGTAGCATCTTCTCTAAACGTTGTGTACGACTTGGCGACCTCCCCCGTACCTGCATCATCTGTCGCCCCTGCGTAATCTGTCGCATCCGGGTCTGTAGGACCGGTACCGGCTCCCTCGGGGTCAAGTATATCTTCATCTGTAAATGTGGCAGGTATGCCAATAGCGCTATCGGTCTGCGGAGCAGGAATGTCAAAAGATGATTTCGGTGTCAGCTTTGGAGTTCCGGTTATCGGGGCATACTCAACAGGAACATCCGGAAAGGCTGTCTCGTCTGCACGAGATTTTGCCTTCTCGATTGCCCTTTCAATATCTTCTTTATCTATACCAAAGCTGGAGGCGTACTTATCTAAAACAATCTCGTACGGCATCAGGGAGGTTAGCCCTGTTGCTGCTCCCGGATATTTTTTCATTATCTCTGCTGCGGCTGACATCGCCCTGCTTTGGGGCGTATCCTGCGCAGCTCTTACAACATTCTCGGACTTTACGTTTGTTCCTGCAATATTTCCAGCGGCCTGAGCGGCTTGCCGAAAAGGAAGCCCCGAGCTAAGAGCCTGATCTAGGATCGGGCTGTTATTAAACGGGGGCATACCATTTGGACCAAAGGCTGATCCGCGGGCAGAAAAGTCATTAGCCTTCGGCAGGATTGCCCGGGTTACATAGTCAGATGGAGTACCTGACATAACGTCATCCGGCATATTTGCAAACGAGCGTAAAATACTTAGTTCACTCTGCTTTGTAGGTAGCCTTGCCATATTAACCTCCGGGTCCTACTAGTCCGATTCTTCTTAGCCTTTCTCCGTCCGACTGTGCGCCGGGTCGCGGCTGTCCGGGCGGAACCACTGGTCCTGCCTGTGGCGTTGGCGCTGGCGGCGGCACTCCTACTCCAGCCGGTGGCATCACCTCTGGCCTCGGCATAGGAGGCGGGCCGGGTGGTGGTCCGGGTGGCGGAGGAGGTCCGACAGGCACTTGTCCGGCTTGCCCCGGAGAGGGAGGTCCCGGGGGCATACCCCCACCGCCTCCCATAGTATCAGACATTTTCCTCGCTTTAGCAAATAGCATAGACACCAGTTCTCCGAAATAAATCTGAGCAAGGTCTTCTCTGCCCTGCTTTACTGCTGCCTGATATAGCGACCATATCCCTGCTTCCGGCAGGGTACGTTCTGCTATCTGTTCCTTAACTGCATCTTCGACCTGATCTGCGTCCTGTATTCCGAGAATATTATCACGAATCCATAGGTCAGGTAGAAGCGGAGTGGGTCCTTCTCTTGCGATCTGGGCCATTCCGTATCTAGACATATCATCTGTCGGCAGCTTGGGGGTGACCTTTATCTCAGGATCGCCTCCGTCTCGAATCCTATCTGGAGTAATCTCTTCTGAGAAGTACATCCTGTTATTATCTTCACCCGAAAGTTCGACAGCCTTAAAACTTCCTGACTGGTACTGGTCGCAGAGCATATGAGCTATCTGCCTGTAGGCTTGTTCCAGTGCTTTTACTCTTGGAGTAAGCACTGTCTCAACCCCTTGGCGAAGAGTATTTATAGCAAATCCTGAAAGCTGGAACTGAAGTTCTCCGTATACAGAGTGGGGCAGGGAGCCTCTTTGCAGCTCTCCTGCAACGAGTCCCATGAACGCTCCGCTTTCCCTACTCATCTCAAGTAGCCCGAGCGGTTCTATCTCTTCTCCCTGTCCAAGGGATATCTCTGTTCCCTCCTTGTATGGGTCTTCATCGAGAGTTTTTGTACCGTCACGGCTTTTAACCTTGAGACCCTGTTTCCTGCTTCTTGCGGTAAGTTCGAGCATAACGCTCATCATAAAGTTATGCTTTTCATACAGGTCTCTTGTGGACTTAAATACGCTTTCTCCGTAGTCTTCTAGGGTGTCTTCTATGGAAGACCATTCCATAGACTGAACTAGAGGAGTGGCTCCGACTGGTCCTATAAATGCAGGAACTCCGTCTGATCCGTGCGGGGTCCTCTTTTTAACGAATCTCCCGGGGATAACTACGGTGTTATACTCTTTATCGTAGTAGTCATATACGTCAACACCGTCATCGTCTTCTCTTATTTCCCCAAGCCTGACGTCATACTGCGCTTCTATCTCTGCCCGGGTTTTCTTTATTTTGTAGCAAGCCCAGCTAAGTCCGTCTGACCCTACGCCCCAGTATGTATGGAGCGGGTCCCACGGAGTAACGTCAATAACTGTAGTTCCGTCCTTTTTCTTAACAAGCATTGCTCTTCCTGCGTACCAGCCTCTTACGGCTATGAACCAAGCAAGCTGATCTCGTATGGAAGGAACAAGTCTTAGGGCAAGTCTCTCGTCGGCAGACCGAAGCGCACCTATAATAAATCTTTCTTTATCGTTATTTATCTCTCTTGTGTTACGAGGATTCCCATTTGGGGGAATCCGTACCACAAGTTCAGCTCCTGACATCCAAGCTACTATCTTATCTGCATAGGTTTGAGGCTCGTTTGATGTATATGACTGGTATCCGTCCCCTGCATCGTAGTCATCGAGCTTATAAAGCTGGTGATCTGCGTCCATTCTCTGCCTGAGGGGGTGCGTATTATCATAATGAGCATCGACCTTACTAATAATATCTTCTGGTTTTAGTCTTGGCATTATTTAGCCCACCGTTTTACCTTTATAAATTCTCTATTAGCTACATATCCGTAGCCGAACCTACTTACAAGTCCGTAGATTGCGGCTTTTATGGCATGATTATTTTTATCTTCGGGCGTTTCACCTACTATATTGCCTTCCCTGTCTGTTTTCCACCGATATGCACGAGTCTGTCCGTCAAATGGGCTTGGAACCGCACCAA